GCGATCATCAACAGCCCGGCGGCCGACATCGTGAACAGCCCGACCATGGCGAGCTACTGCACGTCCATCGATGTGACGGTTGCGGGGCGCGATGAGTGAGACCCTGCTTCCGCCGAGCGCGACCGCCCAGGAGCGGGCGCTGGACCTCGCCACCGCCAGGGTAGGCGACGTGTCGGTGCCGCTGCGGACCCTGTGGGACCCCGACACCTGCCCGGCTTCGTTGCTCCCGTGGCTGGCATGGGCCCTGGCGGTCGACGCCTGGGACCCGGCGGCCAGCGAGTCCGTCAAGCGGCAGGCGATTCGCGACAGCGTGAGCGTCCATCGGCGGAAGGGCACGGCCGGGGCGCTGCTCACGGCCCTGGCTCCCTACGACGTGGACGTGGAGGAATGGCAGGACCAGTCCCCGGTGGGGATCCCGTACACCTTCGCGCTGCTGGCCGGCGCCGGCCTGACCGACCCCCAAAAGTCCGCCGTCATCGACATCGCCAATCGGGTGAAGAACGCCCGGAGCCATTTCAGTTTCCGCCACCAGAACGACGGCGGCAACTTCTACGCAGCGGCCGCCTGTGTCGCCGGCGGCGTGATCAGCGTCCTTGCCTACCAGAACGAGCCCGAGGTCACTGCATGGGCGGTCCGAGTGGCGGCCGCCGGCGGAACCTACACCCAGGCCGACCTTATGGCGCTCGACGACTTGGTGCGCGCCTACAAGGCCATCGGCATCACCGAGGCCACGGCTCGGGTCAACGCCTTCTGCGGCGGCGACCTGACGGCCGCGTTGCACCCCGTGTTCCGCGGCGGCGGATCGGACGCCGACACCAACGTCAATTTCGTGGCCGGCGACTACGCCAGGGCAACGGGCCTAACCGGGAACGCCAGCACCAAACGCCTGACCATGGGCATCAACGCCGATGGGGTTGGCACCGACAACTCTTACAGCATCGCCGCCTACGTCCGCAGCGCTACCACGGCATCGGCAACCCTGGTGGGCGCCAGCGATGGCACCGGTTCCGCTCGCCTTGTCCATCTTGCCGGCACGTCCGGCTCCTATTTCTGTTTCGCCGCCGGTGGCAGCGACGGCCGCATTTCGGTTACGGCCACCCAATCGAAGCTCATCATCGGCTCGCGCACGGCCAACAACGACTGCCGGTACTACAGGGACGGCGCTGCCGTCGGGTCGCCCAACACGACTGTCCGCACGAACGTCCGCCCGCCACGCGCCTTCTCGGTTTTCGCGTTCAACAACAACGGAACCCAGCAGGTTTTTAGCAACGCCAGCCTTGGCGGCTACCACGTCGGTCCCGGCGTGGATTCCACCCAGGCCGCGAGCCTGGCCACCGCCTGGCAGACCTACTGCACCGCCCTCGGCCGGCAGGTATGACGCTCAACCACTGAGGCCCCATGCCATTCTCGACCCTCATCACTAACACCGGCCTGACGAAGATCGCCAACGCCATCGCCACCAGCACGCCGTTGCCGTTGCTGCAAATGGCGGTCGGCGACGGCAACGGCAACCCGATCACGCCGAACGCCAGCATGACCGCGCTGGTGCGCCAGCGGTTCATCGGCCCCATCGCCCAGGCGAAGGTCGACCCGAACGACGCGACGCAAATGATCTTCGACCTCCAGGTCCCGGCGACCGAGGGCGGTTGGGCCATCCATGAGGTGGGCCTGTTCGACAACACCGGATCCCTGATCGCCATCGCCAGCTTCCCGGCGACCTACAAGCCTCTGCCGTCCGAGGGCTCGACCTCCGACCTGACGGTGCGGATCTACGCGAAGATCAGCGACGCCTCCGCGGTGACGGTGACAGTGGACCCGGCCATCGTCCTCGCCTCGCAGTCCTGGGTTATCGCCAATTTCGGACTGGCCGCGCTCATCCCTGGCGGCACCACCGACCAGCTCCTCGTCAAGAAGTCCAACACCCCCGGTGACGTGGAATGGCGCGATCCGCTGGCGGTGCAGGTGATCGTCGACGTGCGGAAGGAGCAGCAGACGCTCACGGCCGGGCAGACCGTCGTGGACCTGGCTGTCTGCACCACCGTTGGCCTGGCGGTCTACATCGAGGGCTCCCGCGAAGAAGATTGGACGGTCACCAGCACCACGCGCATCACGCTCGGTAGCAGCTATCCGACCGGGACGAAGATTTATTTCTTCCAGAACGATCCGACGAACCAGGCCGACCTTCTGACCCGCAATGGCGGGACGATGAAGACCGGGGCCGGAATCGCCTTCGATGGTGGCACCGCCAGCGGAATCCCGAACCCGACCGCCGCGGACCACGCTGCCAACAAGGCATACGTCGACACCGTGCTCGCCGGCGGCAAGCTGGTGGGCGAAGTCTTCATGCACGCCGGCGTCCCCGCCAGCGGCGGCGGCGTCGAATACATCGAGTGCGACGGCCGGGCGCTGGACCGGACGACCTACGCCACGTTGTTCACCGCCTTGGGCGGCGCTAGCTCGCCCTGGGGGCTGCCGAACGGCGCGCAATTCAACATCCCGGACCTGCGCGGCAGGGCCCCGGTCGGCGCCGGTGTCGGCACGGGCCTGACCTCCAGGGCGGTAGGTGCCAAGGGCGGTGCCGAGCGTCACACCCTGACCGTTGCGGAAATGCCGAGCCACAGCCACACGCAGCCGACCACTGGATCGGCACAGGCCGGCTCGGATAACGGCGGCGCTCCGGTTAGTTCCGTGACCGGCTATTCGACTGCCCGCACGCAGTCCAACACCGGGGACACCGGCGGCGGCAACAGCCACAACAACATGCAGCCGTTCACGGTCATTCAGTTCTGGGTCCGCGCCAAGTAATACCCCCCCTGGAATACCCTATGCCCAACCGCCTCTCGGAAATGCTCGGCATCGCCCCGGGCATGCTGTTCCCCACGGCTGACCCTGGCACCACCGATCCCCCCGGCTTCCTCGTCTGCGACGGCCGCGCCGTGAGCCGCACGACCTATGCCGCGTTGTTCGCCCGCCTGGGGACGAGCTGGGGCGCCGGCAACGGCAGCACGACCTTCAACATCCCGGACCTCCAGGGTCGCGTGCCCATCGGCGCCGGGACCGGCTCGGGCCTGACCGCCCGGACCGTGAGCCAGAGCGGCGGCGCCGAGACGCACACGCTGACCGAGAACCAGATGCCGAACCACGGCCATCCGTTCCGGGCGAGCTACACCAGCCAGGCCAGCCCGCAGACGCAGACCACCGGCGGCTTCCCGACCACGACCACGGGCGACGCCGCCCAGCCGGCGCACACCGGCAGCGCCCAGCCGAATCAGGGCCAACAGATCGGCGGAACCGGCGGCGGCGCGGCGCACAACAACATGCAGCCGTTCGCGGTCATCCGCTGGCTGGTCAAGACCTGACGGTGGAAATCCGCGCCCATAGACGACCCCCGGCCCGCTCCTAATCTTCGTCCATCCGGCCAACCGCGAGGATCCTATGCCCGAGCAGTTCCTTCATGGCGTGCAGGTTGTGGAGCTGGACTCGGGCCCGCGCCCGATCCGCACCGTCGCCTCCTCGGTCATCGGCATCATCGGCACCGCTCCCGGGGCGCAGGCCGCGGCCGCGGCCGTGCTCCAGACCGGCGTGGTCGCCAGCAACAACGCCCTGACCTGGACCGCCAAGGTCGCCGGCGCCCTCGGCAACGACATCGCGGTGATCCTCCGCGACCCGGTGGCCAACAGCGCGGCCCTGAGCGTGTCGGTGACCGGCAAGGTCATCACCGTCAACCTCGCCACCAATGGCTCGGGCGTGATCACCACGACCGCGGCGCAGGTCATCACCGCCATCGGCGCGAACACCGCGGCGAACGACCTGGTGACCGTCGCCAACACCGGCGCCAGCACCGGCGCGGGCGTGGTCGCGGCACTGCTCCAGACCTATCTGGCGGACGGCGTGGACGAGGCGTTCCCGCTCGACACCCCGGTCCTGATCAGCGGCACCCGCGGCGAGGCCGCGAAGCTCGGCACCACCGGAACCCTGCCGGCGGCGCTCGATGCGATCCTGGACCAGGTGGGCGCGGCCGTGGTGGTCGTGCGCGTGGCCGTGGGCGCCGACGCTGCGGCGACCCAGGTCAACGTCATCGGCTCGGTCGATTCCGCCACCGGCCAATACAAGGGCGCGCAGGCGCTCCTCGGTGCCGAGTCCGCGCTGGGGGTGGTCCCGCGCATCCTGATCGCCCCGGGCTTCACCGAGGCCGTGACCAAGGTGTCGACCACGATCACCGGGGCGCCCGTGACTTCGGCGCTGGTGACCGTTGCCGAGCGCCTTCGGGCCATCATCGTCGCCGATGGCCCGAACACCAACGACGCCGACGCCATCGCCTACCGCAGCCTGTTCGGCTCGGCCCGCGTGTACGTCGTGGACCCGGGCGTCAAGATCGTCGACAGCACCGGCGCGACCGTGAACGACCCGGCCTCGGCCCGCGTCGCCGGCGTGATCGCCCGCACCGACAACGACCTGGGCTTCTGGAACAGCCCGTCGAACAAGGAGATCAACGGCATCGTCGGCACCAAGCGTGCCGTGGATTTCGTGCTGGGCGATCCCAACGCCCGGGCGAACTACCTGAACAGCCGCGAGGTCGCGACGATCATCCGCCAGGACGGCTACCGCCTGTGGGGCAACCGCACCTGCAGTTCGGATCCCAAGTGGGCCTTCCTGCCGGTCCGTCGCACGGCCGACCTGATCAACGACAGCATCCTGCGCGCCCACCTGTGGGCCGTGGACCGGGCGATCACCAAGACCTACCTCGACGACGTGGTGGCCTCGGTGAATTCCTACCTCTCCTACCTGCGCGAGGTCGGCGCGATCATCGACGGCAAGTGCTGGGTCGACAAGTCCCTCAACACGCCCGAGCAGATCGCGGACGGCCGGGTGACCTTCGACTTCGACTTCACCCCGCCGTACCCGGCCGAGAAGATCACCTTCCGCAGCCGGCTCACCAACGAATACCTCTCGGAGATCGTGTAAGCCATGGCCCAGCGCGAAATCCTCAAGAACTTCAACCTGTTCATCGACGGTCGCGGCTACGCCGGGGTGGTCGAGGACTACACGCCGCCGGTCCTGGCGATCAAGACCGAGGACTTCCGCGCCGGCGGCATGGACAGCACGGTCGCGCTCGACATGGGCATGGAGAAGCTGGAGTGCAGCTTCACCCTGATCAACTTCGACCGGGCGGTGCTCACCCTGTTCGGGTTCCTGCCCGGCCTGCCGACCGTCTGCACCGTCCGCGGCGCCCTGGAGAACGACCTGGGCGTGGTCACCCCGATCATCCACGCGATGACCGGCCGGATCCGCACCCTCGACCCGGGCACCTGGAAGGCCGGCGACAAGCCGAGCCTCAAGGT